AACATTTCATTAGCCCCAATATCCGCAATCTGCGGCAGTATCGAAACTTCATGATACGGATACAAGTCTAAACGTCCCGGCATTGCTTCTGTCGGACATCTCCAAATCGGTCTGCCTGTCGTGTCCTCGATATTTGCGATATGGTTAAGCACAGTTTCATTGATAAACCAACAGCAGTCTTTGCGTTCTTCGGCAGGGACTTTATAAACAGCGTCTCTAAAATCCTTCCATGTCAAATCATTGATTGTGTTTCCTTTTATCGCTACTTCGGTAACATCAGAACACATCATAGCCCCTGTAAATGGGTCATCATCGGCAAGCAAACATTGCCTGTCAAATTCCTGTCCGTAGGTTTCGACAAACTCGTCAATGAACATTGCGCCCAAGTCCACAAAAACATCTTCTTCAAATTCATCAAACCAAGGAATATAGCCTGCCAAAGTGTAGGCTTTAAGTTCTACACGCTCCGCACCCTTTGGCTTACTGCCTTCAATTTTCTGTCCGTAAGCGGTCAGCCAGTGGAGCTGTACGCCGCCCCTGTCTCTTGTAGGAAGAAAAATAGAAGGACCAGCCATAGGGCGATGACGGACAAGGTTCATCATTACGGATTTTTTGGCGACTTCCGTCATTATCTCCGTTTCGTAAATCGGATTGATAAGGTATTGCTCATTGCTCGGTGTCATGTTACCCATAGGGTCGCCCAACGCCGCTTTGTTTATTACAAAACCTTTTTCGCCCCATGATACATCTTTGGGGTTAGTCCAATTCTCACTTTTCATGTTAGGCGAAAACGCCAATTCCGCAAGCGTCTTGTGGTTGCCAGTCCATGCCGCAGCGATACCCTTGCCCAAGTTGTAAAGCAATTCACGCCGTGATAACTCTCTGGGGCTTTTCGCTTGCCCCTTAATTTCTTCACGCATTGATTTAATCGTGCTTTTCAATGCTTCCATTTCGGTAGTCTCTTGTACAGTGATAGTCTCCAGTGTTTTAACTATCCCCTCTAAAATAACTTCCTTTTCCTGAAAATACGCCGTTGCGGTTTCCGTGTTAGTAAAACCTGTCAACTCGATTTTCTTCATGTTGGTTAAAATCTTTTTAACCGCTTCCAGTTGTTCATTTCCCATAATTACACTCCTATAAATTATTTATCAAATTGCCCCAAAACGTAGGGTAATTTAATTCTTGTGTTGTTTCCGTTTTGTTTGTTTCAATATTTTTTGCCAAAGCAAACGGATTAGCAGGTACATTGCAAATTGAAAATTCCAAAAGTTCCTGTTTTCGGAAAATTAAACTTGTTCCGTCCTTGCTGTCCTCTTTAGACGGAATTTCAATCTCCATAACACGGAAGCCGACAGAACCTGCCCGAATAACGCCGTTCTTTACACGCTCCCCGATAGACCAACCAAAAGCGTCATAGTCCTTGCTGTTAAAAATAACAACGCCATGTAAGCCCTTTTCATCTGCGGTAAGCGTTTCAATCTTTCCTATTGCCGGAATATCGTACCTGTGCGCCCACTCGACAATCGGATTTTTCATGTAAGCCTTAAAATCCCAACCGTTAGGGTCTATCCGTTCCCCAAAGCGGTCTAAATCAAAAGTGCTTAAAGTCCACGGATAACAATTTTCATCTCCCTTTGTTAGATGAAACGGCACACTAGCAATCAATTCCACATCAGCGGAAACTTTTTGAACCCCTGCTGTCTCTTTTTTCACTCCCAGAAAATCAAGCAGTAAAGGAATATCTCCCTGTTTAATTTCTCCGCTCTTTGTTCTTAAAATCATATAAACTCATTTCTCCTTGCGGCATGGACGCCGCTGTCTCCATTGTTATGAAGTTTTTGCTTGCAAAAACTTCAAGCGAAATTAACGGCATGGAAGCCGTTTATTTCGCATTTTTCCCCCTGTTAGATTTTTTAGACTTTTTTGGTAAGGGTTTTAATGTAAAATTTTTATGGCAAAAAACTAATTCATCTTGTGTAACTAAATGAAGCCTCAAAGCCTCTTTCATTAATTCATTATTATTGCGGACGTTCAAACTTCTGTAGATTTCTTCCTTGTAATTTCCTACTGTACTTGGGGCAATATACAAAGTTTCAACAATCTCATCATTGGTAAAACCATTGCAAATACAGCGTATAACTTCCAGTTTTGTCTGTGATAATTTAATTGCAGGAATTAATTTACCTTCACGCAAAGCAATTCTATTTTTTACAATTTCTGAAACATATATATTTCCCTTTAATATATTTTCAACGCCTAAATTAAATTGTTCTATTCCTTCAAACATATTAAAATATGAATTAACGCCGTTCATAATAAAATACATTCCCAAATCGGCAGGGTAATCGTCATAACAAACAGCCGCCATATTCAAATTGCAAAATTCTTTTTTAATCATGCCCATCATATACGGCGTAGAGAATTGATAAAATCTTGCTCCCATTATCATTAAGTCAGGTTTCATTTCATAAATAATTGAATTCAATCCGTCTCTATCTACGTCAGTTACATAAACATTTTTAATGCCTTTACTTTCCAAGCGTTGTTTATAGTATTTGTGGTTATTAACCGCACGGCTAACAACCAATGTTCCGCCCGACATAGTTATTCGCCTTTCGCTCCCTTTTGATTAACAGATATTAAATTTTGCGGTTTATACCAAACATCGCCCCACGGCTTCGGTTCTTTGCCACGCTCCCTTAATACGTCATTTATCGTTTTAATCCCTGCGGTTATTTCCGCTATATCACGTTTGCTCTGTTGGTCTTCGTTATCTTGCAGTTCGGGTATATCCCACAAATCAAATACGCCACGTTCCTTTATTCCAAACCGGATAAAAAATTGTGTTTCCAAAATCTGCTCAAATTGTCGAAGTATCGGGATAAGCGTATATTTCCAAAACGCCGAATGTTGCTCCGCCGTATCCTTGCCCGAAAAAGAATTTATTTTATCGCCGATATTTGCCACTCTAGGCGGTATGCCGTATTTAGCGAGTATCGTGTATAAATTCCATTTTTTTAATTCAAAAAGTTTTAGAACATCAGGCGTAAAAGTAACAGGTTTAAATTCCGTACCCTTGCCCAACACGGCAATTTTACGCCCTGCCTTAACCGCTCCGTATTTACTCTCCCAACGTCTTTCAAGTTGGTCTGCTTCTTCCGGTCGTAGTGTTTGTTCTGTTTTTAATATTCCTTGCGGAATAGAGTTATTTTTAAGTAATGTTGAATTTGCTTTATTGGCGTAATAGTCTTGCTCTAATTCCAAAGCAAGCGAAAAAAGTGGATTAACCCCACGGATAGGATTATATGGGTTAAATTCTCTGAAATGGATTATTTCATCGGAAAGAATGGGGATTAATTCATTGTTAGAAAAATAAAACCAGCGGCGAGGTTTATTTATGTTATCAAAACCTATACCGCCACTTAATTCCCCTTCATGGCGCATTTTACGAGGGTCAAGAACATAAATCTCTTTTGGCAATCCCCCCGAATAATCACTGCCAAACCACCAAAAGGCTTCCCCTTCTATGAACCACCAAGCCGCTGTTTCTTTCCAAAGGTCATAACGGCTTAAAGAAGGATTAGGTCTTTGAAACAAGTCATAAATAAAACCATTAACTACATCATCGCCGCCATTCTTGATAGTAAAATCTGCTCTTGCAATATTACGAATTAAAATATTTACCGCAATATTTACCCAAGCATTTAGAGAATAAGAGTTATTTACTTGTTGCTCATTATTAAAAATAAAAAAATCATCATCAGAAGTCAAGGAATTTGTAACAGAATTTATACTTTTTTCTACTAGCCCTTTACCATTCTTCTGGCTGTTATTTGTTCGCTTGCGGTTTAGTAACTTGCTAAATATATTCACGATAAAATCACCCCTTGTTGAATATCCGTGAATATCGCATAACGCAAAGCGTCAAGGTAATGGTCGTTTACCTTTACAATTTCCCCTGCCTCGTCCCTGCAATAGTCCCATATTTCAGACAAAACCCCCGTACATCTTTCACAAACAAAAAATTGCCGCCGTTCTATTTTGGCGTTTATATAATCAATACCGCTGTCAACGCTGTTATTCGCTTTAGTGCCGCCTGTAACTTCCTGTATCCGTTCACCGCCGGCAGGGTCGCAATAAGCAGGGAAAAGTTGCCCTTCAAATAATCCCCTTGCTTTCAGTTCCTCATTAAAAGATTGAGTAGTCATATTGAACGCTCCGTAATCGTCAAGCACATAAATCACATCGCCAACCCAACCGATTTTTACAAAAGTAATATTCAGCCCGAAATCTTGCCCTGCCGCAAATCTGTCAAACTCCTTTGGCAAATCTTCGGTCTTTATAATCATCGTTTCATCAAACTTGTCGTATATAACGCCTTCCGCTTTAACCCAAAGCCCATCTCTAAACCTTGCCTTTTGTTTTTCAGGTAACACGTCCAAAATGTCGGAAATATAATCCTCAGGCAAATTCTCCCTGTTATCTTCGGGATTAAGTAACATCGCTTCGTAAAGTTCTGGTTTTTCTAAAGGCTCTCCAGTTAAGAAAATTCTTTTAAGCACAAATATTTTATAAGCCCAATGTAAAGGACTGCCCGGATTACAGTCATAAAAAAATAAGTTCTTACAGCCATTAACCCTCATTGCCAATCTTGAATAAGCGGTAGTAACGGCGATATAAGAAAGTTGGCTAATCTCATTAAAATAAATAGTGCAGTACTCATGTCCCAGAATTTTATCCGCTTGCTCTCTATCCCCCAAACCGCCAATCCAAATTTCCGAGCCGTTAAAAAGCGTTATCATACTTTCATGCGAAAGGTAATAATAATTATTTTTTCCGACAGTGTTATCAAGCCACGGAATAAGCGTCTCACGCAGAACAGAAGAACGAGCGTCCTTTGCCCGATAACGGCAAATTAAATGCCGACTACCTGCATACATCAAAGCCCGAAAAATAATAGCCATAACAAGAACAGTAGTTTTCCCAGAACGTGATCCGCCGTAAAGCAAAATATGTTTAGCACCGCTTTTCAGAAGCGATAACGCTTTACGCTGTATCGTTGTAGGCTTAAAAACCACCGAAGTACCCATATACTAAAGTCCTTGAAAGTCAGAGACAAAATTCAATTCGCCCTGTTTCGGTTCAGCCTTGCCGTTACTCGCAACTAATCCAGCCGCTTCACGTTCAGCCTTAATAGCGGTCTGCACCCATTCGGTCAAATTGCCCTGCGATAAATCAGCAGGGTTCATTCCGTCCAATTTTTTCTTAACGACATCTAACATTTTTCCAGTTACTTCTCTGTGCAATTCCCCCTGTGCCTCAATCGTTTTCCGCAATTCCGCTTGCTTAAGTTTCTCGACATAGCGGTCATAATCAGCCGCCCTTTCACGCCATTTGAATTGAGTAGACCAACCACGCCACACGTTATAACGCTTCATGCGTAAACCTTCGTCAGCCTCGACAGTTTCAACCGCCTTGCGTATACTGCGTTCCCCACCCAAATCCCTAAAAGCGCAAAAAGCCGCATAAGCAAGAGTAGTTTCCCCTTTAAGCCTCTCCCAACTTTCAAAAGGCAAAATATCCGCCTTTGCTTCCTCGATAACCTTATCCATGTCCTGTATCATGCTTAAAATATCCACGCCGCAGAACTTTTTAGATAGTTTGGAATTCATACAAGTTGAAGGGGAAAAAAACCAAGAATAAGAGGTAAAAATTGCTTACGCAATTTTTTCTATTTCAGTCCTTGCAGAATAATCCCACAAAACAGGGGGGGTATTTTGTTCTCATTGTTGGTGTGAGCGCGCCCTGTGCAGGGCGAAGGGCGCTACAGCCCACACCAACAAAACAAAATACCCCCCCTGCCTTTGGTGGGTTTTTGTTAAAGGGCGCAATTTCGGGTTTGTAGTCAACCTTCATGCCTCTCGTGTATTCGGGGGCAATCTTAATTCTAGGGGGTTGTACTATGTACAACGACAAGAAGCGGTTTTATACTCCGCAGTTTTCAGAAATGGCGTGCGTAACAGTTCGCCGTCTCGCATGGGCGCTCAATCTGTCCATGCCTAAAGCAGTTGACATCATCATCAGCGAATTGTCATCGGCTTTTTCGTCATCTGTAGTTTGTCCGCAGTGTAAGGACAAAACAAAATGTGCCGTGTGCGGTTTCAAACAACAACCAGCCGCATAATTAAAATACCCTCACCAAGCGTGGGGGTATTTTTATATCAGTTCCATGAAAAGCCAAATGTTTCTTATTCACCCATTCCAGACAGACGGCTTTTCTAATTAAATCTTCCCTGTTTACAGCGTCAAAGATTTTATAAATATTATTTATATGATAGTTTACAGTTCGCTCACTTATTTTTAGGTTGAAGGCTATCTTTTTATTTATAAATCCGTTACAGACTAAAAATAAAACCTGCCATTCCCGATTAGTTATCTCTCTCTTAAAATTTGGTATTTCATCAATAAGGTTTATTTCCTGTTTAACATTCGGTGAAATATAATTTTGACCAGATTTAATAATTTTAAGACCATTCCTAAATTCATCAATACCGCAATTAATATCAAGATAAGATTTAGCCCCATGAAAAAGAAAGCGTACCGCAAGACTATCGGGAAAATTGCCGAAGTTTACAATGTTGATTTTTAATTCGGGAAATTTAACAAGAAGGCAACCTATCATATAAGGCGTTACGCCGGAAAAAAATTCACTGTGTATAAAAACGTTTTTTGGCTTTATTTGATTTATTAAAAGCGACAGAGCGTTATTTTCCGATGAGCTTAAAGTTACGTCCGCAAAACCGCAATCTTCAAAGACGCTTTTCAACCATGAAAAAACTTTAATATTACGGCTGATAAACAGCGTACCGCCTTCCAAAATAAAACCTTTACAACCTCTTAAATAATCTCTTTATTTTCGCCGTCAGTATTTTTGCAATCCGAGTTTTCAGTTATCAAATCGCCATCGGCTTCATCGGTTATAACAGCGTTATTTGTACAACCGCCGTCAATCCATTTTTCAATTTCAGAAGGGCGGAAACGCACCGCCTTCCCGATTTTATGAAAAGGTATAGTCTTATTAAAAACATACCGCCTTATAGTTTGTTCAGACAATTTCAGCATTACCGCCAGTTCTTCAATGTTCAGATAACCTTCCATTTTTCCCCCATGCCTTTATAACTTTGTAAATTCTCCTACACGGGAAAAAAAAGGAATAGTTTGGATTTCATACAAGTTGGTATATAAAAATCCCCCTTAGCGTCAACATAGGGGGATTAAGATTAAAACAAGATTTTTACGCTTGTTTCCGTTCCTCTTGCGGTATTTCGGAAACAGGGAAATTTAACACATTCGGCGGTAATTCCTTTTTTTCATCAACAGGTTTCAGCAAGGTTTCCTGTATTTCCTTTGCCTTTATAAATTCCAATGGGTCAAAATGCGTATATCTTTCCGTCATTCTTTCGCTCTTATGCGTGGTTATCGCTTGCGCCTGTTCTTTAGTCATACCGCCTTTTAACATTTCCGTATTAAAGAAATGCCGCCAAGCGTGGATATGCAAATTACGCTCTTTTATTTCCGCTCCGCTAATTCCGATATTTACCAACGCTTTACGCAAATACATTAAAACTGTTTTCCTGCAAATAGGCTTGCAACCGCCGTCAGTAGAAAACAAAAAGCCGTCTCCGTTTTTTTCTTTCAGTAACTTCAAATCGTTAATTAAGGTATCTGGTAGCGGTATATTATGTTTATCTTTCGTTTTAGTCGGTCTATAGCCGTATACGTCATGTTGCATACAAACGTAAATATGGTCATCAAACAAACAATCCCCTTTAAGCCCCAAAATCTCCGACACCCTCATTCCCGACAACGCCGCCAGTTTGTTTACAGTATAAACAATTTGATTATCTTCCCAAACCTTGCGCCAATCCCCGACAAATAATTTTTTGAATTCAAGCGGCGTAATAATTTTGATTGTTTTACAGTTATTTATAAGCCGTTCAACTTTTGCGGTAGGGTCTTTTGCTATTATTTCACGTTCAACGGCTTCAATCATCATAGTTTTGAAAGTTCCGTAATAGTCGTTAATCGTGGCGTGTTTATAATCCTGTTTTATAAGGCTGTCTAAAAACGCCTCAATAACGGAAGGGGTAATAGCGTCCATTTTCATATTTTTGAAATACGGCAAAACTACTTTATTCAAATTGCGTTTCATGTGGTCAGAATAACTTTGCGTTAAATTAGCCCTCTTCCGTCTTTTTTTCAGGTACTCGCAATTCTCCCAATCCCACCAGTTCACGGCGTATTCACCGAAGGTAGGCACATTATCTTGTTTCGGCAATAAAGCCCCTTCCTTCAAAAGTTTATTTACAAGCACCCTTGCAGCCGTTTTTGTTGTTTGTCCTGTAGACCTTCCTTTTGTCCGCTTGCCTTTTTCGTCATAAGTGTAGAAATACACGACCCTTTTTCCCGAAGGAATTACCCTAAAATACAAGGTAAAATCATTATGAATTTTCATAACAACCTCTTTTTTGGGAATATGATGTCATTATTGTTTACACCTAATTCCCATAATTTTTAGCATACTAAACTAGCAACGCTAATTCTTTATGGGATAAGCATTTATATAAACTGTTTTTTCCGTAATCAGGCGTGGAACGCAAA